TCACTATTCTCTTTCTCCTCTCCTTTTATTTGCCAATGAGATGTTACTTCAATTAACACATCATTTTCTAGTGTATTTAAATCATTACCTCTTGGTGTAGATATTAAACTTCTATTATATTCTTTTAATTCTTCTAAAGTTGTTTTCATTGTTTTAAATCTTTGTAATAAGTGTTATATTCTTCTTTAGATAATAGATTCATATATTCTATTTTCCTGTTTCTACAATATTCTGATTTAGTCCATTCAGGAGTTCTATCAGTTTTAAATTCTTTTAAATATATGTTTTCGCCATGTTCTTTTATGGCAAAAATATAATTAAACATTTTGCTTTCTGTACTCATGCTCTAAGTTTTTATGATATACATCAAGTTTAGCTTCTAACTCTGCAATTTTATTTTCATATTCTTTATTCTTTTCTGTTGCATTGTTTAGTAATTGTCTTAAGTGGTTTATTTCCACTCTAACTATGTCTGGTGTTCTAGTCATCTGTTTGTATTTTACTTGTTAAAAATTCTATTGTGTCCATAATGAACAAATCCTTAGCTTTCTTGCTATCCATGTATCTTGGGATACATAACCAATATTGCTCTTTGTTTGTGCCAAAGAACTTTCTTAATATTCTTCCTAGTGTTCTCATATTCTATTATTAAATTCGTTTTGTAGTTTTCTAAAGTATTTTAAATCTTTACTATTTGAATAATCATATTTAATTCTATCTCCTAATTCAGTAAGCTCATCTTTTAAATCTTCAATATCCATTTCTCTGATTTGCCAAATTGTTTTCATAAGTTATCTGCATTTTTATTAAAGTTGTCTTTATATTCATCATCTCCATCAGCATACCCAGAAGCTTCAGCATCTACATTTCTATAAACTCGTGAAACATATTCTCCATATGTTCTCCACCAATCAACTTCATCTTCAAGCATACTCATTTTTTGCCTTAATTCTTTTATGCTCATTACATTCTTAATTTAATTTGATTATAGACTTTGTTTGCTATTTCTATATATTCCTCTGCTTCTAACTCGTTACCAAAATCTTCAAATATTCTTGGCATAATCATTTGCTCAGACATATAATCTATAATGCCCTCAGCACATTCTATTATTTTTTCTCTTCGTTTCATAAGTTATCTATTAATTCGTTTAACTTTTTTAAATCTCCAGACATCAGTACACTATCATTTGTAAATTGATGCCTGAAATTAAATACAGAAACTAATTGTTTTAACTCGTCTATTGTATGTTTTCTTTGTTTCATTTCTTTTTGTTTTTAATGGATTCATCTAATATCTTAATATTATTTTTCATAATAATATCAAAGTCTGCACGATGAAAATATCTGTTCTCATCGTATCTTTTTAAGGTTGCTTTAATGTTTGCTTTTTTCATATCTTCAAATGATGTATTGGTTTACCCTGTTTAGTAAATAAATATTCATTTATTCTGCAAGTTTCAGATGAAAATTCATCATCTTCTTCCGTAAAATATTGATACTTTGTAACAAGTTCGCCACTTGGCAATTCATCTTCGTATTCAATTGGAAATTCATCCAACCAACATTTTACATTAAATTTTGAATCGTTTGATAGCTCATCAAATTGATAAGCATTTATTTTAATTGTTTTCATAATAATTGTTTTAATGTTTATACAATACTATACATTCCACATGACATATCCAAATAAAAAATATAAAAAGTTTAATCTACCTCTGTAAATTATTTTACAAAATAGCTACCATGAGGTACTGAACGAGTTAATAAATATTGAATTGAATATCTACTTCCATCAATAGCATGATTGAATTTGTCTTGAGGAATTGAATTTGTTAATTTCCAAGCATAATTATTAAATTCACGAATTAGATTTATACTTGAATTGTCAATGACTATTTGATAATCTTGCATTAAAGTAATTCCTGTTAATATACTTCCTTTCTTTTTTATTGTTGGCACTATATTTAATCCTTTTACTTTTAATTCAGTCAAAAGTCTTGGCTCAGAATTATCTGCTACAATTAAATTCTTACCACAATATCGAATTGCTAAATCAAATATCTGACTTGTTGTTAATCCTGTTTTATAAAAATGTTCTTTTAACCAAATAATTTTCCTAGATTTGTCTATTGCCACTTCAACTAAAGCTGAGGGGTCAACACTAAAACCAAAGTCTAATCCAAATATTGAATCTATATCCTTATTGAATTTACCTATATTCCAATGAGTAAATATAACTCCCTCTGCTCTTTGCAACCATCCACCCATAATCTGATGTTTATATTTCTCTGGTCTCCTTACTTTCATATCTTCTATTTGTTCAACAAACGATTTAGATAAGTGTTCAAGATTATCTAAGTATGTAGTATGAATATAAGTTATATCATTCTTATTGCCATTAAATCCATCAGGAACTCCCCTGTTTTGAAAGAATCGTTGGTATATCCAATTCTCTTTTGTAGTAGGGTTTAGAATTAATATACATCTGTTTGGCACTTCTCTAGCTCTGATACTAAAATCTATTTTGTCAAAACTTTCCTCATCAGTTAATTCCTCTGCTTCATCTAATACAAATGTAGATACCCCTTGAATTGATTTTAGCTTTGCAGTTTGGTCTCCACTACTTGTTCTAATACCAGAAAAGTATATTGAACTGCCTGTTAAATTATTTATTATTTCTGTTTTAGTTATGGTAAATTGTTGAGCAATACCCATTAATTCTAGCTTCTCAATAAATTCAGGTATAATAGACATACCTGCCGAAGTCATCGTAAAACGAGTAAACAATATTCTATGTCCTTTTTCAAAAGTTAGTAATACTAAGAAGGTATTGACTGCAAATGACTTTCCACTTCCACGACCACCAGTAATTACAAAATATCTATTCTTTGAATTGAATAGAGCTTGATACTTTTTATTTAGATTCAGATTCTTCATCTACATCTTTAGATTCAATATCAATAGTTTTCTCTTTTTCTAAGAAGTTTATTACAGGAATATTAACCTCAGTCTTAACATCTAATTCTTTGCTTTCTTTTGGTTTGCCATATTTATATTCCCAAAGTAATCTCATATGAGGGAAACTTTCTTTTGACATCTTAGCTAATTCTAACCATGCTTTCTCTTCACTACCAAATACTTTTTTCATACTCTGTAAAGCAAAGCTACTTAACTTCTTTTCAGTCGCTTTTGGTTTTCTTCCTTGACCTCTTGAGATGCCTTTTACTGCACCATTATTTTTTCTACCATCAGGTTTCTTTTTGTTGTTTTCTAATTCTTCCATTGATTTTTACTTATTAATTGTGATATAATTGAATAATTACCTAAGTCTTGAAAAGTATCCACTAATGATTCATTGTTAGCTTTTCGATTCTTAATAATAAGGTTTTTCCAACGACTAATTTTATCGTTCATTCTAAACCATAAACCACTTAAAGCAAACTTTTTACCATCTTCAGTATCTAAGTCTGCTCCAGTACTAATATTGCCAATACCATAATCTAATTGTTTTTTGGCAAACAACTCAAATTGTTCTAACATAATAGATTCATAGTTATTGTAAAGATTAGGAGATTCCTTTTTAAGTAAAGTCCTGTATTTGTTTTTCATATCTTTCAATTTGTTCTAATATTTGCTTCTTAGCTAATTTTTTTACTAATCTTAAAACACTATTTATGTTTTTATCATTTAGTAATTCAATCTTTGACCTAATAAATATCTTTTTAGATTCAATATCTTTTTCTCTTAAATTCATTGTAATTGCATCTAGCCAATCACATAGTTTTGAATTATATGTTTGATATATGTTAAAATTTTTAATGTAATATATAATAGTAGCATGATTCATTTTTTTATTATACTGATGAAAAAACCGAGCTATTTCAGTAACTCGCATATGTTTAAACTTAAACAATATATAACTTAATAAAGCTCTAGCTTCTACATTATTTCTTGTTCTTTTATTATCAAATAAATTTGTTTTAGATAATTTAATTACTTGATTTGCTATCTGCTCTTTTGTATTTAGCATATTTTTTTATTATTAAAGATTCTTTGTATTCATTTACTGCTTTTACTATGCCACTACAACACTCATATTCTTCATTATCTTCATAATGTTTTAGTATCATCATTGCATCTGTAAGCGTTGTTACATTTGTTTGCAAACAT